GCTATTGGGCAGGGTACCGAGGAGGCACAACGAGCCTCGGAGCGACTGAAGCTTGAAAGCGATCACAACGACCGAATCCTTGATCTGCGTACCAAGCTTGCCAGGGCGTCAACTGACCAGCAGCGCAAGGATTTACAGGATCAGATCAATATCACCGAAGAGCTATTCCCGCAGCAGGTCGCAATCATGGTGAATGGCTGGGCCAAAGTGGATAAGGCTCAGGCCGACTGGTCGAACGGTGCAAGGTCGGCATTTCAGAACTATGCCGAGCAAGCTGCTGATGTGGCCGGCCAAAGCAAATCGCTATTCACCAATGCCTTCAGCAACATGGAAGACGGCATCATCCAGTTCGTGAAGACCGGGAAGTTGTCATTCAAGGATCTGGCCGACAGCATCATCGCCGACCTGATCCGCATCCAGGTGCGTCAGGCGGCGGTGGGCATCTTCGGCACGCTGTTCAGCGGACTGGCGGGTGCTGGTGCATCTGCTGCCGGTAATGGCTTTGCCGCTGGATCGGCTGCAGCGACATCGTCGAGCCTGGGGGCTTCGGCGGCCGGTTACAGCTCGAAGTACGGCTTCTCCGACGGCGGCTATACCGGTGATGGTGGCAAGTTCGAGCCGAAGGGCGTAGTGCACGGCGGCGAGTTCGTTGTCCGCAAGGAAGCGGTGAGCCAGCCAGGCGCCCGGGAATTCCTCGAGCGCATGAACGCGAACTCGAAAGGGTACGCGGATGGCGGCTATGTCGGATCGGCTGCCGTAACCACGAAGTCCAATGTCGTGCCGATCTCCTCGGCGTCACCCGCTGCTCCAGTCATCCAGCAAAGCTTCAGCTTTCAAGGCACTCCAGATGACGCCACCGTCAACATGGTTAAGGAGGCCGCGATGCAGGGGGCGAAGGGCGGCTACGAACTGGTCGTGCGCGACCTGAAACAAAACGGAACCATCCGCCAGCTGATCGCGCGGCGATAAGCCTTTAAGGAGTACCGCATGGCTCTCACGTGGCCGGCTTCGCTGCGCCCGTCAGAAATGACGTGGGGCATCGTCAACAACAGCAGGGCGTTCACGTCGACACTCTCGAACGCCCAGCAAATCATCGGCTACCCGGGCGCCTACTGGCAGTGCACGCTGACCTTCGGACTATTGACGAGGGGCCAGGAGCGCGAGCTGTCGGCGTTCCTTGGGAGACTCGACGGCATGATGGGCACCTTCAACCTTCCGGCGTTCACCCGTCGCAGGACGAACAGTGTCGGCGCACTGACGGTGGTCACCGGTAACGCTCAGGCTCGGTCGATGGTCATCGGCGGCGCAACGGCGAACGCCCCTGCTTTCAGCGCCGGCGACTACATCACCATCGCCGGTGAGATGTTTGAAGTCACTGATCCTGCATCAGCAAATGCGCAGGGCAGGGTGACCGTGCTGCTCAACAAGCGGATCCGCAAGACGCTCACGGCCGGTACCGCTGTCGAGTACCTCAACCCCTACTCGGAAATGCGGATGACCTCTGACACCTGGTCCATGTCCGTGCGCCCCGTGGTCGCGAACGGCAGCTATCAATTCAGGGAGGCTTTCTGATGCCCTCAGCATTCCCGTTCAGCCAGAACGTGGTGAACATCATTGCCACCGGCCGGTTCATGCCGGTGTACGCCGTGCAGCTCGATTTCGTGGACGGCATGGTTTTCGCGCACACCGGCACCGGTGACCTGGTGGTCGACGGCATCACCTATCAAGGGGTGGGCAACTTCGGCCAGGTCAGCCAGTCGCAGGAAAGCGACAACTCCGGCTCGCCGATGTCGGTCGAGCTGACCCTCAGCGGCCTGGATGCCTACATCCTCTCCGAGACGAACGTGCGCGGCTGCCGCGGGCGGATGGCCAAGGTTCTTTTCGTTGTGTTCGACGAGGCCGGCAACTACGCGGCGGACATCCTGTTTTCCGGCCGAATGGATGCAGCCAAGTTCTCGTTCGCCGGCAACGGCCAGGACGGCAACAGCATCACTGTGCCCGTGGTTGACCGGATGGCCGAGTGGAGCCGAACCGGCACTGAACGATTCACCGATGAGAACCACCGCGCGCGCCACGACGGCGACCGGTTCTTCTACGCCATCGCCCAGATGTCCGAGTGGCCCATTTACTGGGGCTCGAAGAAGGACGCACCGACATTCACCTATGGAAGTTAGCCATGCGCTACAGAGACTGGACAACCCGTCTGAACGACGTGATCAAGGCCGCCCAAGAGCGGCCTTTTTCATGGGGCGAATTTGACTGCTGCCTGTTTGCCGCAGACTGCACGGCGGCGATTTGCGGCGTCGATCCGGCCGAGAACTACCGCGGCAAATACACCACGGAAACCGGCGCCAAGCGGCAGCTGAAAAAGCAGCACGGCAGCCTTGAAGCGGCGTGGGACACCCACTTTGCCAGGGTTCCGCTGTCCTTCATCCAGCGTGGCGACGTGGTGCTGTACGACGCGCCCGGCGGCCGAAGCATGGCTGTTTTCTGGGCTGGCGATTATTGGGCAACAACCGACGACGGCGCAGCCCGTGTCGTATGCGAGCCACTGGCCGCGTGGAGGGTTGAATGAGCGGCGGCGTCAGAAAACTTGCCTCGGTTGTAGTCGGTGCGGTTGTTGGTTTTGCCCAGGGTGGCCCGTGGGGCGCGGTCGCCGGCGCGGCGCTGGCCTTCTACGCATCCGAGCAGCAGGAAAAGCTCAACACCAAGTCGCCACTGCGCGACAACGAGCCGTCGGCGCAAACCGTGCGATCGTCGAAGGCACCGGTTCGCTTCATCCTTGGCCGCGTTTCCACCGGTGGCGTGCTGGTCTGGGCGCAGGAGCAGGCCGGTGCGCAGGGTGAGGGAGAGTGGCTGCACCTGGTGTACGTGTTGTGCGAAGGCCCGATCACCGCACTTGAGAACATCTATCTGGGCGAGGAAGAGATCGGCAGCTACGGCGCGCATGCGACGTATGAGCTGGTGGTCAATCCGACTCAGGTGAACGCTTTCCTGAAGGCCAACTGCCCAGACTGGAAGGACAGTCAGATCGGCCGAGGCCTGTCGTTCGTTCGGGTATCGCTGCAATACAGCGCAGAGAAATTCCCGTCAGGCATTCCGGATACCCGTTTCGTGGTGCGCGGCCGCAACGACGTGTACGACCCGCGCACCGGTACCGCGGTTTACAGCGCCAATACCGCGTTACACCTGCTCTGGTTCCTGCGCGCGCGTTGCGGCGTACCGGACGACGAGATCGTGTTCGAAACCTTCGCCAGTGCTGCCAACGTGTGCGACGAGGCCCTGACCAATGCCGATGGCTCGACCAGTCAGCGCTATCGCAGTGGCTGCGTGATCGGAGCGGACGAGCAGCGCACGGGAGTGCTGCAGAAGCTTGAAGCGGCCTGCGGTGGCCACCTGATCCGTGTTGGTGGTCGCTGGATGCTTCAGGCGGGCGCGTACTACGGCCCGTATGACTTCGAGATCACTGAGGACATGGTGATCGGCACTGTCACCGGCAGCACTGAGCCGACCAACGACTCGGCGATCAACACCGTCCGGGGTACGTTCATTGATCCGTCGCAGTCGTGGACGGAAACCGACTACCCGGAGGTCAGTGTCGCCGACTGGATCGTCGAGGACGGAGGCGAGGCGGCAGAAACGCTGACCTACTCCTACGTCACCGATCCGTATCAGGCCCAGCGCCTGGCGAACATGGAGTTGCGCCGGCGCCGCGCGGGCGGGGCGATCAGCATTCCGATGAACTTCGCCGGCTACAACTGCCGGCCGGGCCGCGTGGTGCGGGTCAACCTGCCGTCGCTGAACATCCTGGGCGAGTTCATCGTATCGGACTGGTCCATGGGCGACAGCGAAGGCTGCACCGTCCAGGTCAAACAGTACGAGGCGGCGATCTTCGATGATGCCGTGGGCCAACCGTACAACCCGATCGGATTCATCAATCTGCCGGCCGGCGGTCTCGGTACGCCGAGTGCGGTCACATGGACGCAGGACACCACCGCCGAGGTAACTCAGGGCGTGCTGTCGTGGCTGCCGCCGACGGGAATCGTAAAGGAATACATCGTCATCGTTCGGCAGGGCGCTACCGCGGTGCAGTCGCACAACGTTCCGGCCACCTCGACGGAGATCGCCATCAACGGCCTGCCGTCTGGCAACTACACAATGAGCGTAGCGGCGGTTGGGCCGATGGCGCGCTCCGGCGAGGCGACGATCACCGTCAGCATCAACGGACCTCCAATTCCAGAAAGCTGCGTAGTGCAGTCCTCGATCGACAGCATCGTGCTAATCCCAAGCAATTCACAAAACGGCCTGAACGGAGGGACTTACGAATACTTCTTCAGCACTTCGCCAACGGCGACTTCTGCTGATGCCGAATATCTGGGGCAAGGCCTGACCTTCACCCACAACGGGCTGGGGTTCTGGACCAACTACTACTACTTCATCCGCTCATCGAACGCCTACGGGAAAAGCTCCTTTCTATATGTGCCGGCTCAGACCTCAAACGATGTTTCGGCATACCTAGCGGCGCTTGCAGGGAAGATTGGTCGCACAGAGTTGGGACAGGACATCGTCGACCAAATCGACAAAATCCCAGGCTTGCAGGAGCAGATCGACGCGCTCGATGGGCTGAAGGGTTACAACCCCGACGATACATACGAAGAGTACGACCTAGTCGTGCAGGGCAAGCGCATCTATCAGGCGACCGGGCCGGTGCCGGTCAATATGCCGCCGCCGAATCCGCTCTACTGGCTCGACGTGGGTCAAACCGTGGAAACCGCCAAAGGACTTGCCCAGCAGGTGGCGACCAACACCGCCGAGATCACTGAACTCGACGGCGTGGTTACGGCCCAGGCAACGGCCTTCGAAGCCCTGCGCGCCTCCTCTCGAGACGATGATGGCGCTGGTGATCTTGCAGACGCGATCAAGAGCTATACCAGCACCGCTTCGCTCGCATCGGAATCGAAGGTTCGAGCCTCCGAGAACGAGGCAATGACAAGGCGCGTCACGACGTTCGACGCGAAAATAGGAGAGAACGCTGCCAACATCACCGAGCTTGAAGAGGTGGTGGCCACTAACGAATCAGCGACCGCGACGAAAATCGACCAATTGAATGTTTCCGTCGGGCAAAACTCGACGGCCATTCAGCAGACCTCGACCGCCTACGCGGACACGGCCGGCAAGTTGAACACGATGTGGTCGGTGAAGATGCAAGTCACGGCGAATGGGCAGTACGTCGCGGCTGGCATCGGTCTTGGCATCGAAAACACCGGTGCCGGGCTGCAGAGTCAGTTCCTGGTCAGCGCTGACCGGTTTGCCATCGTCAACACGATTGCCGGCGGCGCCATCTCGGTGCCGTTTGCAGTGCAAGGTGGCCAGGTGTTCATGAACTCGGCGTTCATTCAGGACGGCAGCATCACGATGCTGAAAATCGGCCAGTACTTGCAATCCGACAACTATGTTGCCGGTGCGCTGGGTTGGCGCTTGGATAAAGCAGGAAACCTCGAGTTCAACGGGCCAGCGCCCGGTGGCGGGCGACTGACGATGACCAACAGAGCGATAAAGGTGTTCGATCAAAACGGCGTGAAACGGGTGCAGCTTGGAGATCTGGACGCATGACCTATGGAGCAAGAGTCTGGGACGAGAATGGCAATCTCGGGATGGATACCAACAGCTTTACCTATCAGGTGCTGTGGCAGGGCGTGATCGACTTCAGCGGTAGCACGCCCAGCTACACACTCAATATTCCAGGCTTCAACCCAGCCAACTGCGTGTTCATGATCATTCCGACGCGTGCACAGGATGTGCAGTCGTCAGAAACAGACGGTAGCGGCAATGCCAAGTCCTATCCCTATGTCACGACTGCCGTCGGCCAAGTGATTGTCAGGCCTAAGAATCCGTCAGCCAGCGCCTCGACAATTCAGACAAGGATCGTCGCCAAGGGCTACGCCATCAGGTATTCGACATGAGTTACGGCTTTCAGAGCATCAATGACAACTCGTTTGTTCAAATTGATTCGGAGGCACCCAGGCTCTGCCTTCTCACCAAAGGTACCTATTCCGGTGTTGCAACTGCATCAGGTACGTTTGCCCGGGCGGTGACCAGCCAAGACCCGCCAATGGTGTTCATTCGTCCTGATCAGGGAGGCGCGATTCAGGTTCCCATTTCAGTGTGGTTTACGGGAGGGCCGGGTAACTGGACTGGCTTTGCCATGAACGCGTCACGGGTGAATGAAACCCTCAGCGGGCAGTATTTCGTGGCGGCATGGGCTTCGATGGGTACCGCTGCTTATGGGATGCGGCTGTGGGATGGCGCTGGCGCGCTTGTTTACGACAGCGGCGCCCCGGCGGTGGTCGTTACGTTCGCTGCTGGCAACTGGACGTATCTCGGAACCGAGCAGCTCAGTGTTGGGCGCCGGTACTTATGGGGTATCAACAAGAGCCTCGGGGTAGGTGAGTACGTGTCCCTCAATCCTTTCACGATGAACTGCCACAACGACGGTACCGGTGGCGGCTGCGCTCTTGGAGTCGATTACGCTGGCGGCCGTATCATGATGTACAGCCTTGCCTTTACAGCCTGGACTGACCAGGGCCATCGCCCATTTCTCTGCGCCAAGTTGCTGGCCTGAAACCTTTATTTCTGGAGATATACAATGCCTTGGTACAAGACGGGAACGGTCTCTGTCACCCAAAATTCCAACGCGGTGACAGGCTCGGGCACCGCATTCATTGCCAACAGCCGGGTCGGCGATGGCTTTCGCGGGCCGGACGGTCGCTGGTATGAGGTGACCAACATCGCCAGCAATACGGCTCTGTCGATCTCGCCCAACTACGAAGGCCCGACAGCGGCCGGCGGCTTCTACTCGATCATGCCGGTACAGGGCTACCAGAAGGATCTGTCCGACCAGGTGCGCGCCATCCTCAATGACTACGGCGAGAAGCTGGCGGCGCTCGGGACTACTGGGAACTACGACATTTTGCCTCCCAGCAAGGGCGGCACGGGTATCACCGATCTTTCCGTTTTCATCGAAGGGCTGTTGAATGATGCGGACGCACCAGCGGCACGCGCCACGCTTGAGGCGGCGAAGTCTGGCGCGAACAGCGATATCACCTCTATTACTGGGATGACTACAGCTCTCTCTGTGTCTCAAGGTGGTACGGGAGGGAAAACACAGGCTGCTGCGCGAACTGGCCTCGGATTGGGTGGTGCTGCTGTTCTGGAAGTGGGCACGAGTGCTGGAACTGTCGCCGCTGGCAACGACTCCAGGATCACAGGTGCTGTACAGACTGGCTCGGCAGCCAACGTTGCAACTCTGCGGCTGAATAATGCTGCAACTTTGTCCAGTAGCGCCGGATATTTTATCTCTAACGCCACGTTTTTCCCCCCTGGGTACCGCTCAAGTAACGGCAGTACGGCCAGTTCGAGTACTTGGAATCTCTTTTGGGGTTCCGGCATGCAGGTGTGGGTGGATGGCACTAACACTGGCACGATTCAGTACACCGCGTCGGATGAGCGCATAAAGGAGGAAATCACTTACGTTCAAAATACCTCTGGCGACCTCTCGCTAGTTGAGTCACTGCAGCCGGTTACCTACAGATTTTCACAGCGTGGGCCGGTTGCTCAGTCCGGCATAAAACGAGGTTTCATCGCTCAAGATGTAATGGTGTCGGATTCAGCATTGGTGACTGGCGAGATCATCGAGGGCGAAACGAGGGACAATATCACCTCAATTCTTTCGCTCGACTCACTCGGTCTCGTTTCCTATCTGGTTGGTGCAGTCCAGGAGCTTTCGTTGAGAAATAAACAGCTTGAAAGCCGAATCAGCGCGATCGAGCCAAGTTCATAACTGCCAGCTTTCGAATCCACCCGCCATTGAGCGGGTATTTTTTTGCCCGGAGAAAAGTGATGCCTGTAACCGAAAAAGATCGCGATATCCTTGCCCGGACGCTTTGGGGCGAAGCCCGCGGCGAGGGACCGGCTGGCCAAGTAGCTGTGGCCTGGACGATCCGCAACCGCGTGTTCGATGGCAAGACCAATTCGTGGTGGGGCGAGGGCTATGCCGGGGTCTGCCAGAAGCCTTACCAGTTCAGCTGCTGGAACAAGACCGATCCGAACTATCAGTTTCTGATCGGCGTGAAGGAAATCCCGTTCCGCGAGCTGGCGCAATGCCGAATCGCTGCTGATCAAGTGATCGACGGCAAGGTGCCGGACCCCACCGGCGGCGCCACGCATTACTACGCTACCAGCATCAAGGCGCCGGCCTGGGCGGCGAAGGCAAAGCAGACGCTCAAGTTGGGCGGCCACGTCTTCTTCAAGGATGTGCCGTGATGGTCGTTCCGTGGAAAGCGGTTGGCGTGCTGGCGCTGGTGCTGATCGGCGCTGGCAGCGCCTGGCAGTTTCAGGACTGGCGCTACGGCAAGCAGTTGGCCGAGCAGTCCCAGCAGCACGCCGAAATCCTCAATCAACTGACCCAGGCCGCGGCCACTGCACAGCAGGCCGAGCAGGACAAACGGCTGGTGCTCGAGCAGAAGCTGGCGTCCAGTGAGCAAACCCACTTCAGGAAAATGACCGATGCCCAACGTGACCAAGATCGTCTTCGCGATCGCCTTGCCACTTCTGATTTGCGGCTGTCAGTCCTCCTCGACGCAACCGACGCTGCCAAAGGCTGCGACGTGCCAACCACCTCCAGCACCGGCGGCTTGGATCATGCAGCCGTACGAGCCCGACTTGACCCGGCGCATGCTCAACGAATTATCGCCATCACCGACACCGGTGACCGTGGATTGATCGCGCTTCAGGCGTGTCAGGCTTATATGCGGGAATTGCAAAAATAGGAGTTGTGTTGGGTCGGCAGGACGCCGCAGGCGGGTGTGAAAGTCTTCCCCAAAACGCAACCGTTTGGGCCAATGTTTATTGGGTTCTGAACAGTCGCAAAATCGGGTGGTTTTCAGTGCTGATTTACGGCTCAAGGCCTTGATTTTAAAGGCCTTGATCGATTCTTATGCGGCATCCCAGGCTTTGATGCCGAAAAGGT